CGGGTAACCTTTCCTAGAAAGGCTATTAATCTCTTACAAGATTTGGAATACGATGTAGTGTATTCGCATTTACCCGATTGGTTTATGGTCAAGCGATATACCGATAAGGATATTATTGGATACGCACATTGGTGGGAAATGAAATCGTGTAACGCTGAAGATAGAAAGAATCGTCAACGAAACATTGTGGCAGAATTGTTGGGTGTATTGGGGATGAAGGTCTGTTATCTCAACACCCAAGACCAAAAGAATCGTGTATTAGACGAGGCACGTCAATGGTTTAGTGACGAAAAGGTTCAAGAATTAGATAAAATTCTTCAAGTCTGGCATTTGGGTGTTCCACAAGGAAAGATTATTTCAGAACCGACCGAAAAGGAAAAGATTATTGTATTCAATCATCGAGCCGCTGCATATAAAGGATATCCACAATTTATTGAGCTGATGAAAGAGTATCGTGAATCCAGACAAGACTTTGTGGTATGGGTTCCTCAGCTGGACGGAAAGCCTGAAGAATCATGGATTGACAATACAAAAGTCCCGAAGCATGAGTACTATACCAGACTTCAACGTTGCTCCGTAGGAATCCAAATGCGCCAGTCAAACTATGGTTGGAGCGTGGCAGCTACGGATTGCATGATGAATGGTACTGCCGTCATTTTCCAAGAGTCTGATTGTTATCACGAAATTGACCCCAACGGAATGTTCTTCAAGTTTAAAAGGGATTTATTTGCGACTCTAGATAAATTCTTTGATGATGAAAACTTTAGACACGAACAAGGTGTAAGAAGTATAGCTAGAACCAAGGAATTACAGTTAAATGAAGCTAAGATGATTAAACAATTAAACAATCAACTAACACGGTAGGAGAAAATGAATCTACTTAATTTTGCGAAGTTCCCGGGCATTCGTCAAAGAACGAAGAATTTAATCAAGCACTTTCTACCGAGAAAAATGTGTTTAAGTTTGAAGTTCTTCGGTTCGGCAGCCATCACGCTATGGAAGTTGCAGAAAGTAGGATGTTACATGCGGTGGATGCCAAAAATAATCCTATGTACTATAACTTAACAAACGGTATGAAATTACATCAAGATGCACCGCCCGATGTAGAAATGATGCAAATCCTAGTTGATAAGATTCAGTCTAGAGATGGATTGACAGTTACCATAGAACCAGTTGAAGAGATTGCGGTACTAAAACGTGTACAGGTTCGGTTAGCTGAAGATGAAGCTCACAAGAGGGAAATCAAGGAACGCATTGAAGACGCCGGCGGTGATACTTCTGGATGTTCTCCTGTGGTGATATACGAAGGTCGTGGACCTAATGGAGAGGATCTCATTGGTGATGGTAACCACACAGTTATGGCTGCGAGTGAAGCAAAGCATTGTACTGTAATTCCTGTCATTCGTATTCCTAAGAGTGTACATAAAGAGTATACCGACGCTGAGTTGAAGGCTATCGGTAATCTTTTGAATAAGAAGCCGGATACTATTAAGAAGCCCGTCAGTCCTGATGACGCTGTAAAGCACCTTGAAGATATTGTTAGTAAAGGGGTTACTTTGGAGCAGTTCGCAAAAGATGAAGATGCGCACAGACAGTATTTACAGATTTGTGGATTTACTGGTAAGCAGATAACAAAGATTATTGGTAGAGTTAAAAAGAGCATTAAGAATCAAGAGTTCCTCAAAGCTAACAAACTTTGGATAGATTACACTAAACCGATACATAAAAAGACTTTAGAAAGTACTACCGAAGGTTTTAGAACGGCAGATACTATGGCGATTCATGTAAGTTCTGCGATGTTTAAGTTTGACAACGTTGTAAATACGATGTTCGCCCACACAGAAGAAACCAAAAAAGGTCGAGTGACGCAGAAGGACAAAATGGTAGTTGTGGTGTACCATACCGATTCTGATAAGGAGCTGAACTGGAAAATGAATGAGCAACCACGTATACTAAATATGATTAGTTGGTTTTATACAAGACTTGGATACAGCGTTAGAATACATGAGATGCCTACGACTATGACCCACAACCCGTTTTTAAACAATGAGTAATCACACCATTTGGGTAGAAAAGTATCGTCCGTCTATCTTGGACAATTATATTGGAAACGAAACTCTTAAAGAAAAGTTCGCCCATTATATTGAAACGCAAGATATCCCGCATCTGCTGTTCTATGGAACGGCAGGTACGGGTAAGACAACCGCAGCAAAGATTCTCGTAAAGAATATTGACTGTGACCACCTATTCATCAATGCATCAGATGAACGTGGTATTGATGTCATTCGTGAGAAGATTAAGAACTTTGCCTCCACCTCTGGATTTGCTCCGTTGAAGGTGGTGGTACTGGACGAGGCAGATGCGTTGACTCCTGACGCACAAGCCGCTCTTCGCAATATGATGGAAGTATTTAGTCAAAAGACCAGATTCATCTTGACTTGTAATTACTTTGAACGTATTATTCCACCTATCGTCAGTCGGTGTCAGACTTCTGCGTTGACCCCACCATCGAAGAAGGAAGTGGCTATCCATCTCACGAACATCTTAAATCAAGAGGGTGTAACCTTTGAGAAGCAGGCAATCGCCACGTTAGTCAATGCGTATTATCCAGATATTCGTCGTGTCATCGGAACCGCTCAGCAGCAAACCCGTGATGGAAAGTTGACTGTCAATGTCAACGAAGTAATCGCTGGTGACAGTAAGCTGAAGATTATGGATACTTTGACCAGCAATCAACCTTCGACTAATAAGGTTCAAGAAATTCGTCAAATAGTTGCTGACGCTGGTATCCGTGACTTTACCGAACTTTATCGGTTACTCTATGATAAGGTTCAAGATTATGCCCCGAACAAGATTCCCCAGACGATTATCCATATCGCTGAAGGTCAGTATCGGGATGCTTTTGTAGTAGATAAAGAAATTAATTTTATAGCAACAATGTATAACATTTTAATGTAAGAGGAAATTATGACCAGTAAGTTTATTCCGCCTTCGGGCAAGCCAGACCCACGCCAGATGCAACAGCAGATGCCCGACCTTTCATTGGCTACGGATATCGTCTGTGAAAACTGTGGGAATCTCACCTTCCAAGAAGTTATGTTGATGAAGAAGATTTCTGCGATTGCGTCACCAAATGGAAAGGAAGGTATCATTCCTATCCCGACATTCGCTTGTGTGGCGTGTGGATATGTAAACCAAATGTTCCGTCCAGTAAAGTCTGCTAGAACCGATGAGGAAACTACACAAACTAGAACCAGTGTAGAAACTGCAGAGGAGCCCACTCGGCCGAAGCTTGTATTAGAGGATTAATGGAAACTACGTTCGTAGATAAGTCCCGTGTCACCGTCCGAGAAATCTCAAAGAATGTGGCACGGGATTTTATTGAAACCCACCATTACACGCATAAGTTCAGCTCTACACGATATGCCCTTGGGGTATTCTATGTAGAGGATGGTGAGCATGCGTTCTTTGCTGGAGAGAACGAACGTTTAATTGGATGTATGACCTATGGCCATCCAGTAAGTAATCGCACGGTAGATTCGATTACCGAAGGGCTGGAGCTGGATGAAGTATTGGAGTTGACCAGATTAGTCTGCTTGGATGGATATGGAAAGAATCTGGAAAGTTTTGTAATTGCTCAGTCCTTTGATTGGATGAAGAAGAATGACCCCAAGGTAAAAGTCTTGGTCAGTTATGCAGACCCTGAACAAGCACATACGGGTGGAATCTATCGGGCAACGAATTGGCTCTATCAAGGATGTGGATATTCCAAGTTGATGCCAGATTATAGTATTCGTATTAATGAAGATGACCTCTGGACGCATAGCCGTACCGTAGGCGCTCGTTGGGGAAATAAGTCTGTAGAGAATCTGGCTAAGACAATCGGCCAGACCTTCTACAGAAAAGAGGAAACAGCAAAACATCGATATATCTATTTCCTCTGTGGAAAGAAGGAACGGAAACGAATGATGAACAATTTGAAGATTCCCGTATTTCCATATAATGAAATCAAGCCATATACCCAACTGATTCAGAAGGTACACGTAAAGGATGGGGTAGTGGACCGCATTGAAATCCTCCAAGGGGTTGACAATGGGTGGTCAAACAAACAGATTGTAATGACGGAGGATGAAGATGGCGAAGACACTATTTGACCATATTAATGCAATTTATCTTGACCAGAAGAAGAACTATTTCTCTGGATTGGATGATGGGGAGAAGCGAACCTATAGTAACTATATGGTCAATCGCTTTCTTTCTATGAACATTCATCAGCTCCCGCTGGTCAATGAGATACAAAAGTACACGCTACCTTCCGATGTTCACTATTTATTCTTTGCGACCACGATTCCTCGCGGTAAGCAATATAACAAATATGTGAAGGCTGCAAAAGAAACCAAGTATGAAGAGTGGTTGGTGACCTTGGTTGCGAAGCATTATTGTGTATCCGAGATTGAAGCGGTCACCTATTTGGAAATCTATTACGAACAAGATAAACCCGCACTTCGGGAACTCTGTGAAAAATACGGGATTGATACTAAAGTATTGAAGAAGGCAAAACTATGACACAGGATTTGGTTACTATGGTTAAGTTGAGTTGGTCGGAATATTTCCGAAAGATTGCGCACACTGTGAAATTAAAGTCAAAGGACAAGACCACACAGATTGGTGCGGTCATTGTCGGCTCTAATAATGAAATTCGTTCCACGGGATACAATTCATTTCCACGTGGGATTGAAGATTTCCGTGAAGAACGGCAGGAACGTCCAGAGAAGTATTATTGGATGGAGCATGCGGAACGGAACGCCATTATCAACGCCGCTCGTATTGGTGTTTCTACTGACCGATGCACTTTATTCTTGACTTGTGATATTCCGTGTGTGGATTGCACACGCGCGATTATCAACTCTGGTATCAAGGTTATCTTTTGTGAGCGTGACCAGGGTGCAAGTGGTGAACATTGGGATGGACACAGAGAACGTAGTATTCAGATGTTAAAAGAGGCACATCGCACTGTGTGGTATTATGGGGAACAGAAACCATTTATTGATATTGGGGAATTGAGAAATGGATAATTTTACAATAACATTTTCAGAAAGTGCTTTAGTGGAAATGAAGTCTTTTGCCGAAAAGGAAGCAACCGACTATTTCCGTATTTCTGTGATGCCAGGCGGTTGCTCTGGTTTCAAATATAACTTTGAGATAATTGATAATCCAGAAGAAGATGATGTAATCGTAGAACAACATAACGGAGTAAAGGCAGTCGTTGACCCGTTTTCCGTACCATATTTAAATAATGTTGTTGTGGATTACATATCTAATATGATGGAATCTGGATTTAGATTTAATAACCCTAACGCGTCTGGTGGTTGTGGATGTGGTACGAGTTTTGCAGTATGACAAATGGAAAAGGTGATACCCCACGCCCATTGAGTGTGGATACAGAAACATATAAAAATAATTGGGAACAAACTTTTGGTAACACGCCGCAAAAAGCACAAGCCCGTATATCGGAGTCCTTACAAGAAGTTCAAAGAGAAATTAACAGACTACGTGATATTGTAGATAACTGTGAGTATAGCGGATTACCTAACACCTCATCATACGAGGTTCACGGTGAATCTTTATAGAAATCGCAAGGTTGGTCAAACACAGAATGGGTATCGATATGTACTGTTACAAGATGCACCAAATTCCATTCATTTAACTATACAAGATAAAGATAAGGCAATGTACGATTTCCTTACCAATCTACAATCAGAAGAAGATTTAAATAACAAAATTTCTGCATTAGAAACAGAATTCACCACTTGGGTAACCACACATGAAGTCACTAACTAATTATCTCTCAGAAGAACAAGCAGTACAATGCGTGGGCAAGGGATGGGAAAAACTTGTTCGTAAGGTATATAATGCAAAGATAGGAATGGGGATTACCGTGGGAATAATTCAAGTGAAGGAAAAGTGGGGCGGACTCAGAATATATACTGATTATTACGATTCCCACTTAGAAGAAGTTATTATGCAGGTTAGTCGAGACAGTCTAACTATCTGCGAGGAATGCGGTGCTCCTGGTGGACTTGTAGCGAAAGGAACATGGTACCAGACCCGATGTGAAGAGCATCGTGGTGAATGGGAGCCAGTACAACACTAATAATACCTTATAAAAGACCCCGAAAGGGGTCTTGACTTTTATGGCCTATTTAGGTATATTTAAGATGTCTAGTATCCTATGAGGAATCAATGAACAAAGTTTCGTACAGTCAGTATACAACGTGGGCTAACTGCCCGCAAGCATGGAAGCTCCGTTATGTGGATGGTCACAAGCTGGATGAGGGTTCAATCCACACCATCTTCGGTACCGCCATGCACGAAGTCATCCAAGAATGGCTTGATACTCTTTTCAATAAGAGTGAATCATTTGCCAACGGTATTGACCTTGATGACAGCTTGAAGGCAAAGTTTCACGAACACTTCAAGGCTGGAATCAAGGAAGTGGACGGGGTAAAGGTATTCCCGTCAGACCGTAAGACGCTCGAAGAATTCTACCATCAAGGTACAGAGATTCTTTCGTATGTTCAGGCGAATCAGAAGAAGCTCTTCCCGAACCAGAATGTGTCATTAGTCGGTATTGAGTTCCCGATTGATGTAGAGGTGCGGAAGAACGTCAAGTATGTGGGGTTCGTGGACATCATCACAAAGAATGAAAAGACGGGATTGATTACCATTTACGATTTAAAGACCAGTCGAGCTGGGTGGACACAATCACAGAAGTCTGACAAGACTAAGATTAGCCAATTGCTTCTGTACAAGAAGTTTATTGCTGAGCATTTCAATGTGCCGCTAGAGTCGGTTCGTGTCGAGTATGTGATTCTCAAGCGTATCATCTCTGAGAATTCTCCATATCCGATTCCGCGTGTCAGTCCGTTCGAGCCCCCGCATGGGAAGCCGTCAATCAATCGGGCATGGACCGACTTCGAGAATTTCTTGTTCGATTGTTTCGATGAAGATGGTCAGTATAAGACCAATACGATTAAGCATAAGGCAAGTAAGAGCGCCTGTAAGTATTGTGTATTCCGTGAGCGTAAAGACCTTTGCCAGTACGGGGTGTAATGTGGAAAATCCTATGGTCAACTATAGTAAGCTGATTGCTGAAACTGCAAGTAACCATTATAACGTGCGGGATGAGTACAAGGAAAATACCTACGAACAGAATGTTGCCATCACAATGAGTGAGCAACGTAGATTCTCCGTGGGATGTATCAATATCACGGGGGAACTGAATATCGGAATGATGATTCGTTCGGCGTGTCTTTTTGGGGCTGAGAATTTTTATATCTTTGGACGAAAGAAATTTGATAAACGGTCCACTGTTGGGGCTGAGAAATACATTAATATCGTCCAATATACTTTTGATGACCCGATACACGCCGACGAATCAATTCTGAATCAGTTGAAGTTGTTGAAGCACAATATAGTGTTGTGTGAGCATGGTGGTCATGTGATGGGGAAGGACAATTGGAAGTTTTACGATAGTCTCCACAAGCACAATGAAACCCCACTCTTTATCTTCGGCTCAGAGAGTCACGGAATTCCAGAGGTTATCCGATTCGCAAACTTTGAGCGTATCAGTATTCCGCAACGTGGGGTACTTCGGTCATATAATGTGAGTGCCGCTATGAACATTATTTGTTGGGACTTTATCAAGGAGATATATCTGTGAAGAAGCGATATAAGCAAATGATTGATACTCGTCGGGTCTATCAATTGGAAACTGATATGTACTACGACCGCAGGTTTGCGTATATCACCAAGCAACGGTCATTAGACTATCTGGTACGATATGCCAAGAAGATTTGGAAGGCTGAGAAGATTAAGAAGCAGATGCCTCTTATCCGATTTGGCAAGGGATTACAGAAGTTTAGTTGGTGTGATGGGGAAACATTGGAACTTGCCCCAACCCAACGGGACATCTTGACTCTTGTACATGAGTTGGTTCATGCGATTGGATACGATGACCACGATAAGAACTTTGCGGCAAAAGAGTTGGTCCTACTTGCGAAATATACCTCGGTGAAGGTTGACGCACTGCATGAAATGTTTGAGGTTATGATATGAACGATATAGATAGAATTAAAAAAGAAATAGAGTATTGGCAAACCGAATTTGTTCCAAGTGGTAATATGGGTAAGTGGGCCAGACAGGCTAGAATAGATTCTTTAAATAGAACTTTGAAACAGCTTGAACAAGATAATCAAAGTGAAAACGGTGAACTATAATGGCATGGTGGCATAAACCAGACCCACCAGATATGGAAGGGTATGTACCTGACAATTTCTATAATGGTCCAGACCCCGATGCATACAAACGATATGCGGAATGGAAACATAGACAAGCACGAGAGAATAAGGTGGCGTGGGAAAAATTTCAAAAAGAAAAAAAGGAAAAGGCTATACAAATGAAAAAGAAATTAAAAGAAGCATCGGTATTATTCTTCATTCAGATATTGAGTTATACTATCTGGTGTATTAACTTCCGAGCGGTTGCTGATACGCATTATCACACAGCGGCAGTAAGTGACTTTATGATTGCCTCTATTCAGTTCTTTGTGATTCGGAAGATTGCGCATGGACAAGACCAGTTTCATCAATGGGCTGGATATGCACTGTTGCCGCTACCAAGGATGGTAAAGTGTTTATTGGATATGTAAGAACTGGTGATGGTCCTGATGTTGAGTGGACGAGATGCACCGATATTCCATTACACGCATCAAGCACGGAGTAATTATGGATGTCTTTATATTCATTGCTATTCTGTCTCTTGCATTGGGTCTGACTCGTTTGGTAACAGGGCCAGGATATTGTAAGTGTAAGTACTGTGAATATAAGATACGTCAATACGAAATCCACAAGTGTAAAGTAAGTGGTCGTAGACATACCTGTAAGTAAGGAGACTATATGCATTTGCCCAAGAAACGGAAAAAGGAAGTAGTAGAAATGACGAAGGTAAAGAGTGATACATTGCCACCCTCATTACGACTTGACCTCAACGGGAAAGCCCTGTTGATGTTGGATACCGATGAGTGGGGTCCGATTGAACTCCGTATTGATGATAAGGAAACTGCGGTAGAACTCCTTCGGGTTATTGTAGATAATTTGGGGACTATCTCTACAGTAGATTCATATACGAAAGCAGAAGGAAAGAAACTTAAGAAAATGGTGGAGGGAAAATGATTGAGAAGATTGAGAAGCCGTGGGGTAGTGAACTGAAGTTTGCTCACACTGCTCATTACGTAGGAAAGATACTGGAAGTGAAGGGTGGTGAAGCCCTGAGTGTCCAATATCACAAGCAGAAGGTAGAGACGATGCATGTATTGGAAGGCACTGGTCGTATCGTATTGTATGTGATGGATGAGGATGGAGAACCACAGGTCACTAGTATCAACAAGATGGAGGTTGGTGATACCTTCCACATTCCACCTCGTCAAATCCACCGAATCATCGCAGATACCGATATGAAGATTGTTGAAGTATCCACCAACCATTTGAACGATTTAGTCAGATTACAGGACCGTTACGATAGGAAGTAATATGATTTTACTATTAGGGGACATTCACGGAAACGCAGAGTCTAACGCTGTTGCGATTATTCAATTAGGTGATTTCGGGATGTTTCGTGATAATGAAGAATGGTTTCGTGCAAATATTAGTAATGCTCACATTCCGATTTACTTCATTGATGGCAACCACGATGATTGTAGTAGATGGGATACTTACCAAGAGGTTACTCGTATTTGGGATGACCGTGAACTGTTCTATGTCCCACGGGGAACTGTGATGGAACTGGATGGCCGTATTCTTGCATTTATGGGCGGAGCCGCAAGTATTGATAAAAAAATGCGATTAGAAAATAATATGCATTGGGATAGTAATGAAAATATATCACCTACACACGTAGAACGATTGTATAGAAATGCGTTGGGAAAGAAAATTGATATGTTTCTTACTCATTGCCCACCACATTCTGTAATTGAAAAGAATTTTGACCCTCTGCAAAAGTTATGGTTCGGTGTGGGAATAGATTGGATTGACCCAAATCAAAATATCATAGAAGATGCATGGGATAAGTTAAACTATCCACCTATCTATTCTGGGCATATGCATAAACGTGTCCAAGGAAAAGATTATAGAATTTTAAATATAAATGAATTATTGGCAGTGTAACCCACTACTTATTATAGAAGGTTATAGACAAGGGTTATACATATGCGAAAAGACAAACACAAATATACTACCATTCAAGTTAGTAAAGAAATAAATAAGCATATACGTGAATTCTGTAAAACGAATTTCGTAAATGCAGGACCATTGACAGAACGTCTGTGGTCTAATTATATTTCTTCTAGTGTGAGTGGTAGTATTTCTTTACAGGGTTAATATTATGAGAACTGGTTATATTCCGAAGGACCAACGTAAAAAGATTCTTCTTCTTTCAGACGATATGCGAGTGACCTCTGGTATCGGAGTTATGTCACGGGAAATCGTTGAAGGAACCGCACATCATTTTAATTGGGTGCAAGTGGGAGCTGGTGTCAATCATCCAGAGATGGGGAAGACAATTGATATTTCTGCTGCATTAAATAAAGAAATAGGTATAGACGATTCGTATGTTCGTATCTATCCGTATAATGGATATGGTGATAGCAGATTGATTCGTCAACTTCTTGAAATAGAAAAGCCAGATGCCATTCTCCATTTCACCGACCCACGGTATTGGATTTGGTTATATCAGATGGAGCATGAACTCCGTCAGAAGATGCCAATTCTTTATTATAATATTTGGGACGACCTTCCATTCCCAATGTATAATAAAGAATATTATATGTCATGCGACTCGTTGTTCTCTATCAGTAAGCAAACATATAACATTAACAAGCATGTTCTTGGACCAGAGAACCCACGGCATCTTGCATACATTCCGCATGGTATCAATACTAAGCGATATCACCCACTTCCAGCAGATGATGCAGCAATGCTTGAAACTCGAAAGAAACTATTTGGTGACGCCGAAGTGGATTATGTAATTTTCTACAATAGTCGGAATATTCGTCGTAAGCAAACATCAGATATCATTTACGCCTTCAAGGTGTTTATGATGAAGTTAACGCCAGAACAGCGTGAACGGGTTCGTTTGGTAATGCACACACAACCTGTTGATGATAACGGTACAGATTTACCAGCGGTTATCCGTGATGTCACACCAGAAGTACAAAAGTATATTGTGTTTTCTGCTGACCGTGTTGAAGCTGGATTCTTAAATCACCTCTACAACATCGCTGATGTAACTATTAATATGTCCAGTAACGAAGGATTCGGATTAGGTACTTGTGAAAGTATGGTCGCTGGCACTCCAATCATCGTCAATGTCACTGGCGGTCTTCAAGACCAATGTGGATTTATGGATGATGACTACAATTATCTTGACCCAGATGTACACTTTACATATGATTGGGGTAGTAATCACGATGGTAAGTATAAGAAGCACGGTAATTGGGCGTTCCCAATGTTCCCAACCAATCGTTCCATCCAAGGGTCACCAATGACCCCATACATCTTTGATGACCGTGCGTCATTTGAAGATGCAGCAGACCGAATGATGGAAGTGTATGGATTGTCCCGTGAGGAACGGAAGCTCCGTGGAGAGCTTGGTCGTCAGTACGCTTTAGGTCACGGTAAGTTTACAGCAGAACATATGTGTAACTCTTTCATTGAGCACATCAACAAGGGGCTTACTGATTGGACACCACGGAAGCGATTCACATTGGAGAAAGCATGAGCTACGAATTCGAGGTCGATATGCAACTAGGAATTGTAAAATCTAGGAAAACCGCACTAGTTACTGGTATCAACGGACAAGATGGTTCCTATATGGCTGACTTCCTACTTGACAAAGGATATAAAGTCTATGGAATGGAACGACGAGCCTCTGT